AGTGTTGGAGTATTATGTAAGTGTTCAAGACTGTGCCAGAGCTAATGGCATAGCTTCCACAAACATTTCTAAAACTGCATCAGGGAAAAACAATACATGTCATGGATATATTTTTATGTATTTCAATGACATTAAGGATATGACCACTGATGAAATTATTTCTTATAGATTACATCAAAGAAAGAATTATAAAGATTCTACCATAAAATCTATAGATCGAATCTCCTCTTCTGGAGAAATTATCAATAATTATGAAAGTATTAGTCAAGCAGCTAAAGAATTAAATTTAGATCCATCTTCTATAAGCAAGGTGTGTAAAGGAAAACTAAAACAAACTCACGGCTATAAATTTAGATATGCCGTAGTAAATAATAAAGAATAAAAGGAGAAATAATTATTATGACAAAAGCAGAAGTTATTACAAAAGTAGCAGAAACAACAGGAATCACAAAGAAAGATACTGGAGCAATGGTTGACGCATTTCTTCAGGTTATCACTAATGAACTGGCAAGCGGAGGAAAAGTAGCATTCACAGGATTCGGTTCTTTCTCAGTTGTTGAAAGAGCTGCTAGAGAGTGCCGTAATCCGCAGACGGGAGAAACTATGATGACAGAAGCTCATCTTGCACCTAAATTCAAAGCCGGAAAAGCATTAAAAGATGCAGTGAAATAAATATTAAATTGCTGACCTGGTGAATTCCAGGTTGGCGATTTGTCCGGTTAGTCTAGCGGTTAAGACACTGCGCTTTCAATGCAGTAACATGGGTTCAATTCCCGTACCGGATGTTTGTATATTTGAGAGTTGTGGGTAATCTCAAATGTCATTTTCCGTATAGTTGTTTCTTTGGGGAGAACTGGGACTCCCCCCTCCTATTCTGCAAAGTAAATTCACAAGGTGTGGAACCGACCTGCTAAGTCGTGTGATCCGACAGGATTGAGTTTCGATTACTCTGCTTTGCGTTACAAGATATGTAGATTACAGCCCACCTCCTGTGGGAATTCGTAGGTGAAAATCCTACCATGTAACTCTTGGTTATGTGATTGTAGCATATCATGAATATAAAGATAACCGGATTGATTCCGGTTGAAAGGCAGGACTACTCTCCTGCCTTTTACTTATAATTAGGAAATGGCTGCGGAGCGGCCTAACAATCTGGAAAGACAGATTAATGTTGCGTGTCCGGTAGGTCGAGGGTGCAGTCTTGAAAACTGTCTGGGTGTAAAAGCCTCTGGGGTTCGAATCCCTAACGCAACGTCCGGGAGAACGGTAGAGATGGAGATCTACGGCGGTCTGTAAAACCGTTGCAATTGCTTTGAGTGTTCGAATCACTCTTCTCCCATGAGGTTGACAAATTAAATCAAAATTCCATAAAACAAGTAGATAAGTTTTACTATGAGATGTGTATACGCATGGATTAGGTTTATTAGAAGGTTTTGTCTCTGATTGCAACAGATAATGAGCCTTTTGAGTCTACAAATACCGCAGGTTACGTAGGATCGGTTCCTCGGAGCTTTCATAGGGCTTGTAGATGGGTTCAACTCCCATACCTGCTATTACTAAGATACTTCGGTATCTTTTTTAATTGGATAAAAAGGAGGTGCTCTAGTGGCACAAGAAGTTGAAAAAAAGCCTGTACCAAGAGCAAAACCTAAAGCACCTGCTCAAAAAGTTATTGATCGTGCTATTGATGAAGCTCTCTATGAAGTAGGGCGTACTAAATTTACATGTAATATGTGTGGAAAGCTGAAAGATGCTTCCGACTTTTATAAAAGTACAGATCCTCTATGTACTACTGGTGTGACAAGAATATGTAAAATGTGTGCAGCAAAGTTGGCATATTCTGAAGATTTAAAAGGCAATAAGAAAGCCCCTGATGAACAGAGTGTCCAGTTAGCGCTCAGATATTTAGACAAACCTTTCTTTCAAAAGCTTTATGATGAATCTATTCTTGAAGCTGCTAACACTATGTCTGGTCGGCCCAAAAATAATACCTGGACTAGTTATATAAAAAATATATCTATGCCACAATATAATACATTAACTTGGAAAGATGGTGATTGTGGCAATAGTTCTACTCTTCTACCGTCTATTGGGTCTGTAGATAACTCTGATGAAGTAAAAAAAATGTATAAAACCAATAAAAGAACTGTTATTTCAGCTCTTGGTTATGATCCATTCGAATCTGCTGCTGATGCAGATAAACCATTAATGTATGGAAAATTAGTAGGTTTCCTCGATGAAAGTACGCAAGACGATGAATTGAAGTTAGGTGCCTGTGTAGAGATTGTACATAGTCTTAACCAATCTGAAAAAATCAATACTGTAATTAATGCTCTGCAGAAAACTCCAGAATCTATTATAAAAAATTCTGCTACTATCAAAGCTCTCGAAGCCACTAAAAAAGACATTATGAAAACTACTCTTGATTTGGCTCGTGATAATGGAATTAGTATTAAGCATAGCAATCATAATACTAAAGGTGCTAATACCTGGACCGGGAAAGTAAAAGAGCTTAAGGAAATGAAGCTTCGTGAACAGGAAGTAAATGCTTTTGATATAGGAACTTCTCAAGGTATGCTTCAGGTTGCGGAAGCCAGTACTGCTGCAATCATGAAACAGTTGGCTTTAGATGAAAATGACTATACTGAAATGATATCTACCCAACGTCAGAAGGTGTTGGAATTAGAAAATAAATGTGATGCTGCGGTTGAAGAAGCACGTATTCTTCGTAGAGAGAACGATGATCTAAAAAATTTCCTCAGAGATAAGAAATTGATTGATGAAAATGATGAGGTGATTGTGGAATGAAACAGACTGATTCTGGTATATGGGTTCCAGATACACCTACTATTTTTGTTAAGCCTACAGAAGAAATCATTTCTCAACGAAAAATGGAAGGAATGCAGAAACTTTCTGAAATTAAACAATGGGGATTAAGAAATCCAACCAAATTTATGGAAAGATTCATAGGCGTTGACCTTCTTGATGTGCAGACCTATACATTTATGAATTCTTGGGATAAGATGTATGCTCTATGGTTATGTACCAGAAATTATGGAAAATCGACATTGCTTGCATTATATTACATGACAAGAGGTATGCTTCTTAATAATTGTAGATGTTATATATGCGCTGGCACCAGTGACCAATCCATAGAAACTTTTGAAAAGATTGTATCTATCGCTAAAAATGAAATTGAGTCATTCACTGGATTAACTGATGTATTCAGGAATGAAGTTGTCATTAATATGACCAATAATGATGGTTTTATAAGAAATCCTGCAGGTTTTACTTATAGATTGTATAATGGTAGCTTTGTTAAAACACTTAACAGTAACGTCAACGCGAAAAGAGGAAAACGTGCGGAAGCAGTTTGTTTTGATGAATCTGGTTTCCTGGACGAAGAAGTATTTCAGGTTATTGAACCATATACAGCTCAGGATAAGAACTTTAAAATGGGTGGAAGTGTAAATGTAACTACTCTTCCTAAAGAATTGCCTAACCAATTACTCTACACTTCAAGCGCCAGCACTACTGATTCTTACTTTTATAAAAAGTATAAAGAATACAGTAAAGCTATGATCTGGGGTTCCAAAGACCATTTTGTAGCAGATATCAACTGTGAAATTATGTTTAATGCTACATATAGAGGTAAGATTTATCCAGCATCTCTGTTAACCAAAGAAAAGGTTGACAATGCAATGCGTGAAAATAAAGAAAAAGCTCTTCGTGAGTATTACAATATATTCACTTCTGATGGCGGTGCAGATGCCATCTTCAAACGTTCTATGATAGTAAAAAATTCTACTATCCGTCCCCCAATTATGTTTAATGATACAAAAGACAGACTTTTTGCCTTAGCATATGATCCAGCTAGATCTATGGATAACTCTTTTGTCCTTGTTGGAGAATATTATAAAGATTCTTCAGACAATTGGAGAATGCGTATTGCTAATGGTATTAATTTTATGGATCTTAGTAAAAAGAATAAAACTCCTATGCGTACACCTGAACAGGTCAAGAAACTGAAACAACTGATTCTTGACTATAACGGTGATGGAGTCGATGACTATACAAACATAAGTAATATCTTTATAGATGCTGGTTCTGGTGGTGCCGGTGTTAATATTGCAGATTATCTTATGGAAGATTGGTATGAAGAAGGACATGAAGGTGAACAGAAATATTTACATAGAGGTCTTATAGATAAAGAACAGTCGTCTGATTATGTCAAAAAATTTCCTAATGCTGTAGATAAAATTAAATTATTACCGCCTACTATGTATAAATCTATTATCTATGAAGCTGCTATTGAAATGATGAGACTTGATCTCATAGATTTCACTGCTGAGTATGATAATAAAGGATATTTAACAATGCTAGATATAGACGAAAAAGAAATGGCAAAAGCAAAAAAAGATTTAATTGCTAAGTATAAAGATAAATCTATGTCTAAAAGTGAATTAGATCGTTTAGTTGAAGAAGAACTTCAAGAAAGAAATTTGGCCTCAACTAAAATTTATAAACTATCTCCTGATGAGGAACTTGGTCTAGTACAGATCGACTCGCTAAAGGAGGAAATGGTTAATATGGTACGAAAGAAACGAGAATCTGGTAAAGATGGTTTTGAACTGTCTACAGAGAAGCAAAACAAATTGCATGATGATCGTTCGTATTGTTTCTCAATGCTCTGTTATGGACTCTCAGAACTTCGTAGAGAACATATTAAAAATAAGAAACGTCCCAAAAAAGAAAATATAGCTGCTGCTATGCCTATTCGTAAAGGTGTAGTAAGAAAAATGTTTAGTTAGGAGGTGAGACATTGGCTATTAAAGAGGAAAAAACAACTCAAGAGATAAAAAATTATGCTCTTAAACAACAGGCATTACAAGAAAAATTCGCTCAAGTAAAGCAAGCTGTACAGCTTATTGATTTAACTAAAACAGAAACAAGAACATTTACTGTATTTAGTAAAGATAAATTACGTCAATATATGCAAAACCCTAAAACCAATGAATCTAACCTTCGTAATTTGAGCAGATTCTTATATAGAGTTTCTCATAATTACAGAAGACTTATCTCCTATCAGGCAGAAATGGTAGATTTAACAGCTCTTAATGTTATACCTCAGATAGATTTTACTGAGGATGCGCATGACGATGAAAAAATAAAGACTAGTTATTTTAATACTTTAGTACAACTTGATAAGATGAATATGCAGTCAGAGATTTTAAAATGCCTATTGATTGCATGGCGTGAAGATACATTTTATGGTTATACATATGAAGATGATTCTGGATTCTTCATTTACCCTCTTGATGGAGATTATTGTAAAGTATCTTCTGTCAATTATGATGGCACTCTTAATTGTGCCTTTGATTTCAGTTATTTCAGAAGTCATACTGCCGACTTAGAATACTGGGATTCTGAATTTAATTCTAAATACAATTCCTTTCAAAGTGACAATACTCTTCGTTGGCAAGAGTTGGATCCAGAAAGAACTTTTGTAATTAAAGTTAACATTGATGATCCAACACTTAACATGCCACCTCTTTCTGGTTTGTTCGAACCACTTATTGATCTTATTGATCTCCAAAGTATTCAGTCGGTAAAAGATGACTTATCAATCTATAAACTTCTGGTTGCAAGATTAGAAACACTTACTAACTCTGACGAACCAGATGATTTCTCAGTAGATATTGATACAGCCATTGAATATTATAATAGACTAGTTGAATCTCTTCCAGATTGTGTATCTGCAGCTATCTCCCCTCTTAAAATTGAACCTATAGAGTTTCAAGGTGACCAGACTCAAGATGTTAATAGAATTGCTACTGCTACTTCGAATTTATTTAAAAATTCTGGTGGTGCACAGATTCTTGATAATGACAAAGTCTCAGGTACGACAGCTTTTACTGCTGCTATTCTTTGTGACACAATGATGGCTATTAAAACTGTCCTTCCACAGATAGAAGAACGAGTTAATAGATATCTTACTTTTGCTATTGGTGATGATCATGCTAGAGTAAAATATTTTGAGGTATCTCCTTATACAAAAGCTTCTAAAAAAGAAGAACTTATGAAATCTGGAGAACGAGGTGTACCAGTAAAGCTAGCCGTTGCTGCTCTTGATGGTATCTCACCTCTTGAAGCTTTATCTATGGATTATCTTGAAAATACTGTTCTAAAACTTCACGAAACATGGATTCCTTTTAGTACTTCTTTCACATTGAGTGGATCTGCCTCACAGCAAGTTATTGATGGTAAAACAGATGATACAAAAGGTGGAAGACCTCAATCCGACAACCTTACAGATGAAGGTGAAAAAAGTAGAGAATCAGAAAAGTCCAGTGAACAGGAGGGATAATAGATGAACAAACATTTTATCCGAACTGCTGACCAGGAAACAGCAAATATTTTAAAATCTATTGGCTTTCCTCAGGTCGGCTATACTAAAGGTATCTATACATTTGCAAATTGTTCATCTCTTTCTTTTGCAAATGTAAATATAGATATAAACAAGCTAACTTATACCGATATTTATTGTGCAAGTTAGTACTCCTCTTCTATGAGGATAAAAATACACAATAGAAAGGAGGCTAACATGAAGAAAAAAGTACTTACATTAGATGATCTCTATTCTTTTTTTGAACAGAGGAATCAGACAACTGTATTCAGTGCCAAAGAGTCTGGATATAATATTGCAGTTCAGGTTCCGGCAAAATTTGAATTAGAAGATTCTGATGAAGATGATGGTTTTTTACGAACTAAATTCAAAGTAAACCATTTATATGAAAATAGAAATAAATCTTATATATCTGAAGAAGCTCAGTTAGAAGCTTTACCGTCTTTACACTATAGACCAGTTCTGGCCGCTATTACCACTTTATCTGATGGAACTACTGATTTTACTTCTCATGCTATGGAATTTGATGATGAAGGAAACATTACATACATTGAGCAACCTATTGGTGTTTTTGTCAATCCTGAAGGATATCATCTTGAGTATGATAAAGAACATGATAAAACATATGTTATTGCCGATGCGGTAATTTATAACGATTATTGTGCTCCAGCATGTGAAATTATTCAGCGTAAACAAGGAAGTAAAGTAAGTTGTGAATTAAGTATTTCAGAACTCTCTTTTGACACTAAGGACAAAGTGCTTCACTTAGATAAATTCAGATATAATGGTGTAACTTGTTTAGGCACTGATCCTATCACCGAGAAACCCGTTGAAGAAGGTATGGAGGGTGCCAGATTAGATATTGCTGATTTCAGTGAAGAGAATAATAGTCTTTTTACTAATACAGAAGAAAAATTACTAAAGGTTATTCAGTCTTTGCAGGAGACTCTTGCTAAGTTTGAAATTGAAGAACCAACGAAAGGAGGAAACCAAACGTTGAAACTCAATGAATTATTAGAGAAATACTCTAAAACTGTTGAAGACCTTGACTTTGATTATGAGTCTATGTCCGATGAAGAGTTAGAGGCTAAGTTTGCTGAATTATTCGAAGGTACAGAAGATCCAGACGAACCGGTAAAAGAACCAGTTGCTGATCCGGAAGCTGATCCAGAATCAAATGACAATTCAGAGTTTAGCAATAAAAAAAGATATACAAAAAAAGAAAATGGTAATACTGAAGTTACTTTTGAAATTAGTCATGAAGATGTAAGAGGTGCATTATATACTCTTCTGTCTACTTGGGAAGAAAATGATAATGAATGGTATTTTATTAATGCTACATATGATGACCATTTTGTATATAGCAACTGGGATGAAAGTAAAATTTTCCGTCAGGGCTATACAAAAGATGGTGATGCAGTATCTCTCTCAGATGAAAGAACAGAATTATTTAAAGAGTATCTTACACTTTCAGAAAAAAGTGAATTAGAAGAACTCAGAAGTAACTATGCTGCTCTTCAGAATAGAATTAATGAGTACGAATCAAAAGATAAAGAAGCTGTTCTTGGTGCTGAAATTTACACTGAACTGAAAAATAGAGAAGATTTTAAAGAACTGATCAAAAATCAGGCTATCTACAGTGTAGAAGAAGTACAGACAAGAGCCGATGCTATTTTAGGTAAATATGTTAAAGAAAAAGGCACTTTCAACTATCAGCAGAAACCTAGTGCTATTGGTTTTACTGAACCTAAGAAAGCTAAGAAACCATATGGAAGTTTATTTAAGGATTGAGCTATCAAATAGCTCTTTTTTATTGCCTAAAAATATTTAAAGGAGGAAATAAAAATGGCATCTAATTTTCAGAAATTTATGGCCACTGCTGAAAAACACGCTGTTGCTGGTAGCTCTAAGCTGAAAGCTACTATTGCAGGTCATATTTATAACATTCAGATTGAAGAAGATCTGGACAACGGATCAATTGTTGCAAAAGGCGATTATATCAAACCGGAGACTTATAAAGCTAAAGATTCTACTGGTTTTGCTGGTGTAGTACTGGATAAAGCAGCTAACGGAAATTGGTATGTAGAAGTTAAAACACCAGGAGATGCTCTGTTACTGCTCCAGGTACCAATGTTATACGAAGAGTATACTACCGCTCTTAAACATGAAAGTAATTTCTATAACGCAAATGGTGACATCGTTCGAGCATATGAGCTTTATGTAGGTGATGTGTTTGAAGTATCATCTGAAGGATTTAGTGGTACTCCTACTAAAGGTGCAACTGTAACTGTAGCAGACAAAAAGCTGACAATTGGTTAATGAAAGGAGGAATACATAATGAAACTTAATTTTTCAAGTAATGAAGTAAGAAATATTTTTGCTGAAAATGATTATGCAGAGTACTCCCAGCTTATGTTTGACACAGCTAAGGGAGAAGAAAAAGTATCTACAAAAGATGCTAATAATAAAATCAGAGAGATTATGTTCTCTGTACTTGGAGTAGATGAAAACTGCTCAAGAAAAGAACTTAGAAAAGCTATTCGTAGACATAAAATTGATGTATTTGAAATTATCGAAGAGACAGTAGAGAATCTGCTTGTTTCTGGTTGGGGAGAAAACCCATTCTTCAATGAATTTGTAGAAATCAAATCTATGGCTGACGGTGATACTAATGAGTTCTATGTACCGGATGAAGTTATTCTGACAGTGTCTGAACTTTCCGGTAACCATCATGACCTTGACAATAATAGGGTCCGTATAGCGTAAGCTGTATGAAAAAATATGCATTTAATTGCTGGAAAATCCTAAAGCTATTCAAGCTACAACATAATACCGTATAGGTATAAATGTGAATGCGACGAAAGTAGAAAAAATTGAATAGATAGTGCATGGTTAAATCCTAAACACTTTAATAATGGACAATCAGCAGCTAAGACCGAAAGGTAATGTTCAACGACTATCCCTTTGGTGAAGAGATTCACAACAGGAGTACGGCTCAAGTGAGTGGGTGAAACCCCCTTAAATGGAAATGGTGCGCTCGGCATATCCGGGAAAAGATATAGTCTGTTCTCATATGAAAATATGAGGAGCTATGGCTCAACAGGGTTAACGCCCCTATAAAATTATTTTCCAAAATACAATTGAAATGAGATGAACGAATGCAAAAAGATACATTGGTATCTGGTATTTATTGCATTGAAAATTTATCAACTAATAAAAAATATATTGGACAATCTGTAAATATCTATGAAAGATGGAAAAAACATATCAGTGAATTAAACAGTGGATTACATCATAATGATTATTTACAAAAAGCATGGAATAAATACGGTATCGAAAATTTCAAATTCTATGTTTTAGAATACTGTCCTATTGATAAATTAAACGAAAAAGAGATTTATTATATAGACTACTATGATACTCTTAATAGAGATAAAGGATACAATTTAAAATCAGGTGGTCAAGATCATAATTCTTATTCTACAGAGTCTCGCCGTAAGATGAGCGAATCTGTAAAAAAGTCTTACTTAAATTCAAATCTAAAATCAATCCGAAGTTCTGATGCAATAAATCAGTGGAAAAATCCTAAAATAAAAGAAAAAATAACAGGTAAAAACAATGGTATGTATGGTAGACATCACACTGAGGAAGCTAAAAAGAAAATAGCTGACGCAAAAATAGGTAAACCATCAAGCAGAAGAAATACTACTCCTGTTTTTTGTATTGAATTAAATAAAGAATTTAAAGATGCTGCAGAAGCAGCAAAAGAATTATCACTTGATAGTTCTGCAATATTAAAAGTCTGTCGCAAGCAGAGAAAAACTTGTGGCGGTTATACATGGGAATTTTTAAATATTGGAAAATAATATAAGTTAAACATTAAGTATTAGACAGCGTCTGGCAGAAGGACAGACATTCTCTGTTAGAACCTCATGGTATGGGATTAAAATTTACACAGAATATGAGCTGTTTATGGCAGGTCGTATTGACTGGGCTGCATTTGTACAGAAAATCTATGAAGCTTTTGACAAGAAAATTAACGATATGGTATATGCGGCTGTAATGGCAGCAGGTGAGAAGGTTCTCCCGTCTACACAGTTTAATAAGACAGGTACACTTGCAGCAGCTACAAAAGATGAGTTTATGACTCTGATTGAAGATGTACAGATGGCTACAGGTGATGAAGTAGTTGTTATGGGTACTAAATCTGCTCTTGCAAAGTTATCTGCTATGGAAGATATCACTTGGGTATCTAATGCAATGAAAGATGAAAGACACACTACAGGCCGTTTAGGTATGTTTGAAGGTATTCGTCTTGTTGAAATTCCGCAGAGATTTGCTAACAATGACACAAGTAAAAAGTTAGTAGATAATACTAAACTTCTGATTATGCCAGTAGCTGATAACAAATTTATCAAGATCTACAATGAAGGCGACGCTCAGATTAAAGAAGTATCTGATGGAAATACAAATATGGATAAAACTATTGAGTATGAATATCAGATTAAAATGGGTGTGGCCACAATTATTGGAAAGCGTTTCGGAGTTTGGACACTTAAATAAAAAACTATTTAAAGAGGTGGAATTACCACCTCTTTAACTGATTAAAAAGGAGTAATAACATGGCAACAAGAAGAGCTGCAACAAAAAATGTTGCTACTACTGAAAATACTACAAAGGAAACAGCTCCTGTTAAAACTACTAAAAAGTTTGAACAGAACGAACTTATTGAATGTCGTTCTTTAGTGCAGGGAACATTATTTATGCCTGGTAAACAAAGTGATATTCTATACCGTTGGGATGGATATGGAGATGTTCGTGAAGTAGAATATAGAGATTTGTACTCTCTTAAATCTAGCCGCTCACCATATATCTATGATCCATGTTTCCAGATTGAGAATGATGAATTATTAGAGGATCCTAGATGGAAAGATGTAAAAGATCTTTATGATAATCTTTATGATGCTTCTGATATTAATCAGTTTCTTGCTCTCTCGCCAGCTCAGTTTAAGAAAGCACTTGCTGAAGTTCCTAAGGGACTTAAAACAGCAATTAAAATTGAGGTAGCAACTAGACTGGATAATGGTACATTTGATTCTATTCAGAAAGTACGTGCTGTAGATGAAATTTGTGGTACAGAGTTAGAAAAAATGATTTAGGAGGTGTTCTATGACCTCTTATGAAACAGTATTTAAACGATTTGAAAATAAAGTTGAAGATATAAAAGTATTAAAATTAGCGTCTGATGACTGGACTGAATTGTGCTTAGAATGGCTAAATAGTGCTATTGCAATGATTGAATTAGACCAGTTAAAAATAGAACATGATTTAACGAAAAAAAATGATGTTCTGTTCGAATTCGAGGACACCCTTACTAATGGTGAAATAGAAGTCGTTGCTTTATATATGGTCGTTGCTTGGTATGATATTCGTTTGAATTCTTTAGAGCATACTAATATGTTTTATGGTTCAAAAGATGAAAAATGGACCAGCCAAAAAGAACATGCCAATTATATTATGAGCATTCAAAAGAAATATAAAAAGGAA